GGCTGAGACTCTAACTCGGCAACCCATTCTTCTCGCTCTGCGGCATCTTTCTTAGCCTGTTCATCTGCGGCTTTCTTCGAGAGGTAATCAATCGCTCGCAAGACAGAGAGTAGCTCACCAGAGATATCACTATTGCCTTCCTCCGCTGCCTCCTTCAAGGCACGATATCCCTTGCCTGTGATCTCCCAGCCCCCTAGTTTGGCGGCAGCCTCGAAGCCTTTCACTTCCTCCAGTGCTCTCTTGGATTCAGATTCGCGCTTTGCTCGTTTACCTTTGTTCCGACTCATCCTGCTCATCTGTCGCCCTCCTCTTCGAATCGGACATGATGTCTTCGCCCGGTATGGATGCTCTGGAACCGGCGGATCGGACTTTTGTATCGCTGGTTCCTGCGCATCTGTTCATCTTTCTCAGGCCAGGAGTCGTGGAACATCTTGGTAAGTCGCTTGATTCGTGCGTCGACAATTGCCGAAGCTCGCTCGTCAGTTACGCAGTGTTTTAGTGCCCACGCTTCCAGGGGACTGATGTCTTCGTGCGGTATTAAGGAGACTTTCTTCGGTGGCATTGCTAATCACTGATCTCTTCCTGGATTTTCTCCTGGTGCCGCTGCAGCAGCCGGTCACAGTCCATCTCGTGGACCGTGACCGGCGGATTAGAATAGACACACCTTTTCTTTCGATCTTTCTCTGTCCAAGTATCCTGAATCTCGAGGGAGACTCGCTTGATCCTCGCGTCGACAATACGCTCTGCATTGACATCGACCTCGCACTGTTTCAGTGCCCACCTTTCAATCCGTGAAATGTTGTTTTTCCGGCACAAACTTCAGTTCCATTTTTGCTAACCTGATCGGGCCGTTTCTTCTTTTGAGTGCATGCAATTCATACAACTGGTTGCTGGAGTCGGGCACTGCGCCGCGACCGTGCCAGTAGCCAGCCAGTACCAGATCGGCATCCTGCTCGAGCTGGCCTGACTCTCTCAAATCCGACAGTTGAAATTGTACACTGTCTCGTCGTTCGACACTCCTGGAAGCCTGACAAAGGGCTAGTATACCAACATTGTGGGTCCTGGCAGCATTTTTCAGGCGTCTGGAGATCTCGGTAACTTCCTCGTATCTCCCGTCTTTACCCCCGTCCAACAATTGTATGTAGTCTACGGCAACGAGGGAAACTGCATGCGCCTTGACGTACTGCTCGATAGCGGTTTCCACCTCTTCGATGCTGTGCAGGCAGCGCACGTAGGGCCGGTTCTTCTCCTTGAAATGTTCCTGAATCTGCTGCTCAACAGTCTGCCGGTGATTGATCCAGGTCTTCTCATCCCCCCCGACGATCATCTGGATCATGCGCCGACCAAGCTCATAGTGGCTCATCTCTGCGGAGAGCATCAGCGTTGCGTTACCCAGGGATGACTGATGCAGTAACCACTGGAGTGCGAGGGTACTCTTGCCGTGGCCCGGTCGGGCCACGAGCAAGGCGAGTTCTCCCTGCGCAATCCCATCAATGGATTGGTCCATCACCTTGATGCCGCTCTCCATGTACTGGTGCTGACCAACCTGGTTGATGAACAGGCTTGCACACCCGGCAAGGTCATGATCCTTAGTATCAGGCTGGTGCTCCCGTTTGCCCATCAGCTCATAAGCGGCGTTGATGGTATGATCGATCCATCGGTCATCGTCTATATGTTTCAGGTAATTGTTCTCCACCATCCAAATCTTCAGACTCTCTCGGATGATGTCAGTCGGGATATATTTGTAGACTAATTCGCGTGCCACGCAGAAGGCTAAGGTGCTCTTGCTGGTATCACCCTTTAGGCCCTCCGTATCGCCCCTCCAGCGCCTTGCAAGGACTGACCCAGACCATTTCATGATCTGTTGGACCCGGGCGTCCAGCTGCCCTTGGGGGGCTTCTGGACGCTGATCCAGAGAGTGGCCAAGTTCTGCAGCAACTCGCACAAGGTCATCCAGGCCGACTGGTTTGATCTCAGGATCTGCACACTCCCAGGACTCATCAACGAACTTTGATTTGTTCCAGAGGGGATAGCGCATGAGGTTACCGAGTCCCTCGCCTGTCAGCTTATCCTGTCGGGGGTAGATCTCACTGATCCGGAGCCCGGCATGTTCGGCAATCTTCTTCCAGAAACTTCTCACCTGCAAGGCAGGCAGGGGTTCATTGAAGTGCAACCAGAGATGAGCACCGGAACCGCTGCTGCTAACCTCCATCACTGGAGAGAGACCACGGTCGCACAGCAGGAAGTAGAAAGTCTCGGTCTTCGCTCGCCAATCCTTATCAGGATTCTCATCATGGTTATCGAAGTCCAGGCAACTGCACCACACACGATTCTCAGAGTCCATCAGGTAGAATCCCAGGCACTGCTGCTGGCCGAGGTGTTCCTGCTCGAGCCGCTCTGCCGTGAGCGGCTCGAGTAACTTCTCGGGGCGGAATCCGTTCCCTGTTGAGATAGCGATCCAGTCGCTCCTGCCCCGGAAGTACTTGATTATATTAGTTGAGTCCATTCGAATGTGCTCTGAGATTTCCTTTCAGGAATGATACGTATTTCAAAAGCCATCTGAGGTCGGCTGTTAAAGCTTCCTCTGCGCCTACCCCATCGCCCTCCTCTTCGAACATCTTGTCCATCCCCTTGACATGACGACGAATCGCCTCCAGCCTCTTGTCTCCCTTTTCGCCAATAAAATCCAAGTCAGTCATTTTCTTTTTTCCTTTCCAGCTTCTTATCTGCCTCCATGAATACCTTTCGCACCACCTCCCATTTTTTGTCACGATCATACTCAACCTCGAACTCAGGACGCTCTATTGTTCTGATCCTGTAGGTGCTTCCAAGGTGATTCAGTGCATCTTGGTAGCAGCTGGCCTCCAGCAGGCCGAAGGGGATATTCCGCATCTTCAACGAGAGGTTCTCATCGGGTGTGCTTCCCTTAAGGTCCAGCGATTTGTGGGCGTAAGCGTATCTCGTATCCATCTAACTCTCCCATAAAAACGGGGGGCGGGGTTCCTGACCCGCCCCCCTAGGCAGCGATCATCTTAGAAAGCAGGCGCTTCTTCAAACCCCTTGTGGGTGATGTGCCAGCGGATGTTATTGGCCCGCAGGATCTTAAAGAGCGTGTCCCACGCCATGCCGAGGCCCTGTTCGCCAGTTGGATGCCCATCCGCCATCCATTTGTCGTCGTTCGTGCCGTAGCCGTCATACCACCAGTTCTCTGTCCCAGGCCACAGTCGATCCCAGGGAACTACGTCTTGCATCGAAACGATCTTGATCCCGCCACGGTACTGATGGGTGCCGTTGTAGATCGTCATCTCCAATTCAACAAAGGGATCTTTGCCGATTAAGTGAGGCATCAAAATACCCTCTTCGTACTCGACCTCGATGTTTACCTTCGACTCTTTCAGTTGAGTTGACATTACTAACTTCTCCTTAGAATAAAAATGGGGGGCAGGCAACGAGCCTGCCCCCCTGGTGGGGGACCACCCTCAGAACGGTAGATTGGCGGATTTGGCAGCAGTGATCTGCTTGATCTTCTCGCCACCAGTAGCACTTGCCTGCGACTGCTTGAAGATGCTGCCGAAGGCCGCATCCAACTCAAGATCCTGCACAGCGGAGGTGGGCTGAGTAACCTTAGCTTCACCGTCGAGATGTACATCCCAGCTCTCGAGTGTGCCATCGTCGCCGCCGAACTTCATCGTGAACAAGTGCTCGCTCCCGATCAGACTGCTGCCGGTAGATTCCTTGTCCTTGAGCGCACTAGGTGGTGCAGTGAAACCAAGCTTGGTCAGCTTGTCAGCTGTCCACTGCGCAGTCGTCTCGGTAATCACCAGGTAAACCTTTCGCAACATGCTCGTTTCAACTTCCTGCAGCATCAGTGTCTGGCCGCCTTCACCGTCGTCGACTTCTTCGATCCGACCGAGAATCTGAATTGTCAAGACTCCCATGCTGTTGCCACTTTTACTGGTGGTCAGCTCCTGGTCGAGAACCCTCGCACTGTAAGTTCCTTCTTCGTAACGCATGCTCATTTTTGCTTCCTTTCAGAAATTGCTTTGACAAACTCACTTTGAAAAATACTAACACTCTCCTCTGCACTCTTGTTGCTCAGGGTAATGATCTCTGGTAGCCCGTAGCGGTTCTTCGCATCATGGGTAGCTGAGCACGCCGTGCGCAGGATGCGTTGTATCCCGCCTTTAGCCTTGGCCTTGCCCGAACCCCGCTGCTCCTGGATAACGGTGACTCGGTCGAGCATCAATGCCATGTCGCACCAGGCCGAGGAGATCTCCCACATCCATTTGTGTAGGGTGGGCACGTACCGAGTATATTTCAAACCATCCGGCGGGTCGAAGTTCTCGACAGTTCGCTGGCACAAAAGCAGGACACCCATGTTTGCCTGCTGGTTGATTTCGGTCAGCACCTTGTGCATCTCTTTCCACTGCCGCTTGCAATCCTTATGGCCTTGGCTCCAAGAGTCGAATTCCTTCACGTTACTGTGATAGACCTTTTCAAAAACATCCCTTTCAAGGAGTGCTTGCACACCACTCAACGTGTCTATCACCAACGTACCGCCGACATGTTTGTGGTCCTCTGTCGCCAGCATTTTCAGGGACGCCTGCCACTTATCCCAAGTATCGACTGTATTGGCACGGGCTGCCAATACAGTCTTTGGCACCTGCCGGGCACCTTTTAACGTGTCGAGTCCAGTCTCACCAGCCTGCATGAAAACATTCTTCTCCGGGGATGAGCCCCAGAAGCAGCCGAGGCTGGTCTTACCACCACCGTGATCGCCGTACAGCACGGTCTTCGGCTTGAGCGCCACAAAGTCACTCGTGATCGAGTCGAGGAAACCCCCGGCACGCTGTTTGAACGTGCCACCTGGCTTGGTCGCGACTAGATTGGTCATCTCTTTCTCCTTTTGAAAAAATAATTACCGTGTCACTGTGTTGATAAAGTGTCTCGCCATCTCAGCCCGGGGGAAGTAATTGACAAAGGTTCCCAGTGGAGAGGTGACCCGATAGAGCAGGTCTTCATGGATGTACTGGATCGTCCATCCGTGGATACATCTCTCAAATGTCATTGTGTCCTCCATTGTGTCTGATAGGGTGCAAGAACAAAAACCTAACGACTCTCACGCTCAGTGTCAACAGCAGGGCAACCAGCTCGATCAGCATCTTCAGGCACAGCTGGGACCGTCACCGGTCTGCGAGCACCGAAGCGGATCTGATCTTCGATAGTCATCAGTTCATCCAGATCATGATCGTGGAAACTGCAACCGGTTACATTATTTGTTAACTTCACTTGATTCTCCTTTAATAGTAATAGTGAAAAAGTCCACCCGCCGTGGCCCAAAGCCACGAGCGGGTGAACACCCTATCCCTTGGAGGACACCAAGAGAAGTTTTGAAACAACGAGAGTAGTTACACTCGCTGTGTATTATCGCTTTTTGAACGCTGTGATTTTCCCAGGCCTTGAGTAGCAACCCTTGCGTATTCTCCGTTGCAAGACAGTTTGTCTTGCAGGTTGCCTTTCGTATGCTCGATATCCGCTTCACTTGTACCTGGGTACTGACACAGCTATGTGCAGGAGCTTTATTGTACGGGAGGATGGTCATCAGTCAACTACCCTTCTCCCCTCATCATCTGATCTGCTGAACGAAATCTGCCAGTCACCCAGCGTCTGTCAATTTCTGCCTCGCATCTGTCTATCTTCATCGCGCGGTCCCTTGCTGCCAGAGTCGACGCCTTGCACCGATGCTGCGCGGTCACCCAGTCAGGATCGGCAACCACTGCCTCGGTATCTGAGGCCTTGCGACCACAGATCGGGCAATATGAGCCGAATATGTTGAAAGTGTCCTCCCTCTTGCGCCGACTCATTCGTCCTCCTCCGGTAAAGGTATTAGCCAACAGGAAAAGGACCAGGTCGGCCAGATCAGCAGTGCAGCTACAATGAACATGCCTGCAATGTCAGTCGAGAGGCTTTCCTGCTCCAGCAGGAAAGCCCCGGCAGCAAATGCTGCAATGCAACAAAGTAAAGATTTCATCTACTTTTCCTCCTCAGAGTTTTGGGGAATCGGGAATTCCTGCCCACAAATAGGGCAGTTGGCCGGGATTTCCTCAGGGGAAATCCCCAGTGCGCCATTGCCACAACCGCACAACCAGTCTACTTTTTCGCGATCGGTCATTATTTATCTCCCCCCTGCTAGTG